GTGTCTTTCAAACACTCTGTACAAACACAATTTGAAATAATTTTTTCCATGAAAATATATTATTACTTTTTTCGTATCTATAAAATAGAAAAGCCGCCTATTTGGCGGCATCAATTAACTAGTTTTTATATTAACTTGTATGTTTACTGCGCCAAACGGCGCAGTAAACATCCCAAATCTACGTGTACTAAGCTAGATTTGCGTTATGGAGCTGTTGCCCTTACTACTTCCCGTGGATGACCATTGCCACAACCACCGAAAGCATCATAAGTAGCCCGTAGAGCTAGCTTCTGTACACGCTGGTGGTCATTCGCACTAGCACCTTCAAGAGCTAGAGCTGGGAAATCGACAATCGAAGTTACCCAAGGCTTAACAAATGCACTGATGTTAGCTAGATACCAATTCTTCTGACTTCCGCCAGCAAGTGTACCAAGCAGTGGTTCGTAAACAATCTCAAATTGGAAAGGAATTTCAGTGAAGTTAAATGGGCTGTTAACAGCAACTGAAGTACCAGCAGCAGTTCCTGGCGCAGCTAATAGACCAGCACCAGAAAGAGGAAGACCAAATAGCTTGGCAGCCTTTAGGAATAGAGCGATAGAAGGAACAATTACTGCAATCTTACGTAGACGTGCAGGATCTGGTTGACCAGTAAAGTCTGGGGCAACTGACAGAAGACCAAGAGCACTTGCAACACCAGCTTCATCAAGATCTGCGACGCCAGCATCGTTGCTGTAAGTACCTAGTGCAGGGACTAGAGGGTTAACTGGGTGAGCAGCGTTGATATGAGAAACACCATCGAAGCCAACACCGTTAGCAATAATTGCCTTAGCTAGTTCGATTGGGAATAGCTGACGGGCACCTGAAATAACGCCAGCACTTAGATTCTGGAGCATGAGAACGTCATAGACATCAGAACGAAGTTGCTCAGTGAAAATCTCTAGACCACCAAGTGGTACAAGGGTCTTGTGCTCTACTTCAACCTTAAATACTTCAGCGCCCTTGAATTCCCGATCCATTCCTAGACCAAGAACCTTTGGAGTTGAAGCTGAGTTGACTAGAGGAATAACCTTAGTCTTTCCTTTAGAACCAGTTGCGTAATACGAAACTTTTTCACAGAATGGATTCTTTGTCCAATCAGTAACTGTCCAAGCAGTATCAATTGATTTAAAAAGTTCGTCGATTAGTTGTGTTGATGCAATACCTACATTTCCAGCCATGTTATTTTATCCTTTTTATCCTTTTTAAGCCTTAATTACGAAACAAGTACCTTAGTTTCAATTGCAGTAAAGCCAAGTTGCTTGAGGCCGAAAGCATTCGCTCCACCTGAAGTCTTACCAACTTGCTCATTATCCTGCACGTAAACTGTTCTCATCATAGTTGAAGCATCTGGAAGATCTCCAGCCTTGCTCTTCATCCAACAAGCTCCCCGTCGAAATTGCATATTCTTAGCAACGTCTACTAGGCTTGATCGTGCATCATAAGTGTCCATTGCAATGCCCATCAGTGCTGAAGTAGCTCCAGGATTAGCAACCGCCGCCTGAATCTTACCACCTGAAATCATAGCGAAAGTACCCTTTAGAATGTACTCACCAGCTAGGAGAGGAGGTTGACCAGCATCAGTTGTTACTTCTACCGGAGGAAGTTCATTGCCATCGAATCGTACTGAAAGTTCTTTAGTTGTTGCCATTTTTTTACCTATTTCCTTTGTATTATCTTATCGAAATTAATAGAAGAATTTTTTTAATAACCCTTCTTCTTTTTTCCAGCAATGAATTGCTCTTTAGTAATTCCTAGCTCTTTAATCATGTACATATCAGATTCACTGAGAGCCATTTCTTTTTCCATGGGAATTACTGACGGAGCTACATCTGTATACTTATCAGTTGAAACATTCATAATTGGGGCAAGTTCAAGAAATCCTTTTAGATTTTCTGAAGTCATTGATAGAGCCCATTGCTTCATTGAAGGAAGTAACTTCTTCGCTTTAATTGCATCTTCAATCAATGATACTTTTTCTTTCTGGGCAATTTGTGCTCTGAGAGAAGTAAGTTCATTATCCTTCTGGGTTAATTGTTCGCTCAACATCTTCATTGATTCTTGAGCCATTTCTTTAGTACTTGAGAGTTGTTCACTAAGTACTTTTACCTTATCCGTGGAAACTTCACTGAGTACAAGATCTGGTTTCTCTTTATATTCAGATTCGGCATCCATACCTTTACGATGCTCTTTCATTAGATCGGCCAACTTCATGCTAAAAGTATGAGCTTTGGTATATAGAGATTTCATTCCTTCATCAGAATGTTGCATGAGCATCTTGCTAAAATGTTGACCCATTGCATAAATGTAATCCATGGATTCATCTAAACTTTGAATATGTTCTTTCATCTGTTCCTCTGGTTCTAATTTATTATCCACTACCTTATCAATAATAGAATCAGTAATTTGATCTAGAATCGTTTTTAGGAGGACTTCTAGAGCTTCGATGGCAGAAGGTTCTACTGATACTCCAGGCTCTTCCTGGATCGATTCAGAGAGTTTTAGATACTCATTTCCTTTCTGTACGATCATCTTAGCTTCTTCTGATTCATCTTTCTCAAGTGAGTTGATAATTTTTTCTAATAGTTTTCTTTGCATACCTAAAATGTAACTGAAGACAGTTACATTTGGGATGTTTAAATATGCTAACGCATACTAAAACATCCCAAAAAAAGTAAGAAAATAACTCTAATCTCCTATCTTTACTGTTTGGCTGCCGTTAGAAATAACTCCACCACTTATGGATATTAGCGGAAGAGTTTGGGATGCGCCTCCATTAGCCGGCGCATACGTAAATGTAACTGGTATATTAGTCATACCTATAGTAATAATGCCTGATAAAGTACCAACATTCACGGGATCATTTATTCTGGCGGCACCTTTCATAACAGAGGTATCTGTAGTTACATCACTAAAGTAAACAGTTACTAGATCTTTGTTGTTATATAACCATCCAGAAATAATAGGATTTGTTGGACTTCCATTTAAGAACTCCAAGATACACTTGGCTCCTGGCTTTACTTTTACTTTCATATTTGGCATTGGATATACAATAGGAACATTTTTTAATCCGCCGCCAAAAAGATCTTGAATTTCACTATCTGGAATTACAGACACATTTCCATTGGCCGTCTGTTCAAGAACTGAAACAGAATACTTCGTTGTGTATACTATTTCTTTCATATTGGATGCCATATTTCTAGTGCTGATATACTCTGGCGGCAAAAAGGATAAAATAGTAGTTGTAGTCTCTGAATCAACTGTAATTGTAGTTTTTCTTACTTTTTTACTGTCAATAGTAAATCCCGGCTCAAATAAAATATCCATCGTATATATATCGTAGTTAGTCATTTCTTTGTCTCTGACTAAATAATTATCATTCTCTGTGGCTTCTGGATATTTGACTGAGATATCAGGATATTCTTCCCGGCCAATGTAAAGAGAACCATCAAGTTCTACTCTCCATATACCTCCGTCGGTAAGCTCTAACAATCTATCTAGTATATCTGCTGAAGAAGCTTTTATCTTGTCGAATCTATTGAATGATGTTGAGAGAATGTCCAATGAAGACTTGGTAGACAGACTCATATTGGTTTTACTCAGAACGAAATTCACAACATCTCTAACAATGCCACCATAGAAATTGTCTGATTCTAAAATGTCTCCTAATTTATAAGAGCCGGCAGAAATAATAAGAGTCGTTATTCCAGCAAAAGGAACAATATCAACAATCGTACCTTTCAACTCTTTATCAAAAAGTTTGATAGTAACACTATCACCTACAGTAGATGACACTTCCTCACTTATTCTAAGCTGGTCAATGTCCCAACAACCTCTAATAGGAATATCAAGACTAAGTGAGAGTATATTGTAAGTATCTTGCCCGATTAGAACTTCTAAGCTTTGCATATCTCAAATCTAGCCGAAGACGGCTAGATTTGGAACTATTCCTTGCGCCTAAAGGCGCAAGAATAAATCTGGAAGAACTGTTAGCTAACTTATTTTGGCCGCATGAATAGAAACCATAAAGACTCTATAGGTAGATACCTAGAAAGTACCTCTATATATATACTCAATTGAAAAAAGTTTACTGAGGAGAAGTTAAAAAAGTTCGGTTATACATACGGGAGATTTGAAAAGTCATCATAAAAAATCTTACTTTTCAAATCCATATCTATTTCTTCTTCAAACGCTCTACAACAGGTTTCTCTTCTTTCTGATCTACCAGTACTAGAAGCACCTCTAGAATGCTTCCTAATAGCTTTCCATTCAAATCTCCGTATTCATAAGCATTCTTAACACGTTCTTCCATGATTTTCTTTTTAGATACATTCATTGTTAGACCTTCTTTACCTTGTTTCGGATATTGAATATACTCTTTTGTCCTACATTGTCGGTTAAGTAGTACTCAAGAACTACATCTACTCCATTGTCATCCAGAATTTGTAAAGTAGCCGACTCTTGATTGATACGCTCATTGTTTAGAAGAACCTTTCTAATAAGATCCATATCAACTCCAGAGATACCTACATCATCTTTATAAATGGCCGGAACAAATGTTCCTGGAACGGCTGGAGAAAGAGCTACAGAAACGAATCCTACGATATCTAGAACAGTAGATGGAATGGTTAGTAGATACAGACCAGGGCTGTTTACTGAATCGATCTCCAATAGCTTCCCAGTTAGAGAATAGCTAGTGGTTGTTCCATCAGCTTTGGTTACATAAGCAGATGAAGAAGTAAATGAAGCGGGAATTAAAGCAGTAACAGGTACATTTGTTGGGCTAAGAATAAGAATGGTTACTTTGGTAGTTGTTAACTTTTGCATAACTCAAAAGTAGCTGAAGACAGCTACTTTTGGTACTAATCTTGCGCCTTTGGCGCAAGATTAAACTCAACTCTATGTGACTTGGAATGTTTGGAGCGCCTGAGTTGAGATACTAATCAATAAATCCTCTTACAAATAAGTTAAGTTTCGATGGAGTTGCCATAGCACCTGGACTTATTATTTTATATTGACCTGGAGATACTGGTAATTCTACTGGAGTTGATATAGTATTTATTGAAGGAACAAATCCATCTAAGCCCGCAGTAATAAAATTGTTAGATCCCGCAGCACCAAATAGACAAGTATTACCTATCAAAGGTTCACCATTATAAAAATTAGCATTACAAGTAACTATTTTAGCAAAAGACGGAAGGCAAATGCCCCAAGTAATGTTAGTAAAAACTGCCGCTGTACCATCTACAACTACATGAGTCTCAGTTGTATCTTTAGTATATTTGTAAATTCTTCCATCTTTCTTAAATGGTTGAATTTTACCTGTTGAATCAGTAAAAAAAGTGAACAGATACTTGTTGGTTTTATCTTGAGTGCCAGCATTGTCTTTATATAGAAGGTAAGCATGAGGAGCGCCAGTAGAAATAACGACTTTGGTAACACCCGCAGTTACATTTGCATATACATAATATCTGGTGGTGTTAGCAAAAGCTCCAGCAGGTACTAAATCAGCCGCTGAAATAGTAAGAGGAATATCTTGTCTCATAAAATAGTAAGTAGTTCCATCATACAAAGGTGCGACGAATGGTTCTACTACGATGGTAAGGCCATCAAATGAATATGCTTTTATGCCAGAAGTAGTTGGATTTTTTATTGCCGCCTCAAGTAAATACATATTTCTGTCATAAATACCTATTTCAAAAGTATTAGCAGAAGCCGCAATAAAAGGATCTCCATCTGTAGGTAGTATTACATAAGCAGGGTAAGATACTGGAGGAGAGTAGATATTTGGAGGAACAGGCATATTATTCGTTAGTCTGGGTCTATTGAAAAACATAACTCAAATCTACTGGAGTACCAGTAGATTTGGTACTTTTCTTGCGCCTGGCGGCGCAAGAAAATAACATAAACGAGTTCTTTATTTGACATTTCCTTTCTTTTCTTTATCGGGATGTTTTAGTACGCCGAAGGCGTATTTAAACATCCCAAATCTACAAGTACTCTTGTAGATTTGAGGTATGAGTATTCCATACGTAGGTACATCAAGTTTAACTACCACAATCCAGATTCCACAAGACTTGGATAATGCAGATGCTGCTTCGGTAAACCTTTCTTCTAAAGCTGAGATAGACAATCAAGTAGCTCTTCTAACAGCTTATGGACAACTTATGGCTTCTACATGTCCAATTAGAATTGAATCAACTGGAGCCACGACTTTAACAGTTGGACCTATTCCTCATGCCTTTGTTCAAGAAGGCGGCTCTTGGATTGTTGTAAGCACTTCTGTAGCAACCAATTTAACAGCCGCCGATGTAGAAGGAGGAGGTGGATTTGGAATGGTGCCAAAATGGTATTACATTTATATATATGCTTTTGGCGGGCTCCCTTTCTTCCAAATTTCCCCGTATCCTCCAGACGGCTATCTTCTATATAAAAATGGCTCGTTTGCTTACAAATTTCTAGGTTCTCTGCGCTTTGATGGAGTTGCTATAGAGTCTTTCTTGAAGTATGACGGAGTTGTAATTTATAGAAACGCCGCATTATCTATTGGATCAGGAACCAACAGCACAGTAACTGCACTTGCTTCTAATATAAAAATTCCTCCCACAGCCAGAATAGGTAAATTTTCTACTTTAGTGAATACTACTTCGGGCGGAAGTGGTGGAGAGATTCGTTTTCATCCTAATGCTCCATTTGAGCCTACTGAATATATTTCTTTCATATATCCTGGCAACAATCTACTAAATATTGTCTTCGATTGTGCTGTTAGTAATCTACAAGTAATCTCTTACTCAGTCCCAGTAACTGTAGGTCCAACAACGATGACTTACTTCTGTCTTGGATATTACGAATAAGAAAAATAAAAAAATATTTCTCATAATTTATATTTTTATTTATTTTTTATTTATGAAAGTTAGATTTAGTCCAGAAAATTACGCCAAGTCAGATCAATTCGCCAAGAACATTGGTATCAAAGTCCTCTCACAACTGAATAAATACGAAGGTATTCATTGGGACTCTGTAGAAGAGAACTCCAATAAATATGGCGTTGATCTTCTTCTGAAGAAGAATGGTGTGCTTGTTGGATATGCAGAGTGTGAACAGTCATACAATTGGAAGAGCGGTCCCTTTCCTTTTCCAGATACTAGAATTGTAAAGAGAAAGAATAAATATCTAAGGTATCCTCTTCCAGTGTTCTTTATTAGAGTCAGTGAATCAGGTGATGGACTTCTTATTTATTCCGCCGGCAAAATAAATACCCATGGCTACGATGTAGCTGTGAGTAATTATAGGAATGATGGGGAAGTAATGAGGACGATGAAGGTAGGAAAAGAGAACTACATAAAGGTGTAGATTACTTTATAAGTCTATATGTTACATCATCCTCTCCAAAAATACTCTCCTCACATCCTCTCTCAGTTCTATCAAAAAATTTACTACCTTTCTTGATATAGATAGAGTTTCCAAGTTCATAAACATTGTCGTTGGCTGAAATTTTAGAGACAACGATATTCGACGGTAAATCTTTGTCTGGGATACTTTTTCCTATAACGGCTTCTTTACATCCGTCGTCTCTATACAAAATTTGCCCAGCAATAGGTCTACAGATATCCGTCATAAGGCAGATATCCTCAGACTCTGTATCGTACATATAGTTAGTATTCTCTATTTGGATGAGATTGGAGGTTGAACAACCAAGTAAGAAAGTGAAAAGAAGTAAGGATTTCATAAAAAACAAATAACATAAAAATACTTTTTACAATTATTTTTTATTTATTCTTTATATCCAACATAGGCAAAGAAAGCACTTACATTGATACCGCTCCACTTACCTGTGTATACATTGTAAGTAGTACCAATAAGAGGAAAATTGAGTTCATATTGACCGTATTCGTCAGAAGTTGCTGAAGCGTTGATTGTATAAGTATAAGTAGCAGCTCCAGAAGGCTTTAGACTTAGTTGTCTCACAGCACCAGCAGTATTTATAAAAGAACTCAAGAGGGTAATAGAGCTGGCTGTTGGAGGAAGATTTGCAAAAGTGATGTTTGTATCAACTGTGGCGGATAGAGGAGAACCAGTGACAACTCCTTGAGAATTTAATCTGTATTGGCCGTTACTCATACCAAAAGACATGATTGTTGGACCAGCGATACAGATAAGAGAACCAATATATCTATGATTGTACTGAGTAATTGCTGCAACTACAGCCCAAGTCTTCGTAGCATCAGGAGCATCAGTTCTTATAATTAACTTGGTGCTATTCCCTGAAGGGCTGTCGTAGATAGCGTATACATAATAGATTGTATTGGCAACGTAACCTCCGCCTCCAACAATATCTGCTGCTGTAATGTTGGTAGAGGTTGTTTTAGATAGACAAGTGTAATCTAAGTTCGCTAGCAAGGCTGATTTAGACGCCCACAAGCCATCAAATGGATGGACTGTAATAGTTGCCCCATCTAAACAAGACATGCTTAACGAGGGTTTTACATACGGCATTCTATTGAGAGTGCTATAGAAGTTATTCAACAGCTTCTGATAAGGTTGATTTACAGAAGTTTGATCTACGTTGTCTACAGAATCTTGAGGAACTTGGATAGTTTTTGTTAGATTGGCGATGTTTGTATCGGCGTTTAGTGAGATAGGCATATCTCAACTTTAACTGAGTACAGTTAAAGTTGGAACTTTTCTTGAACGCTCAGCGTTCAAGAAAATATTGAGAAGACGCAAGATTAGATTGAATACATATTTCGTCGTTTTTCTGGATCTCTAGGAAGTGTAGAGGGTATTCCTTTAAGTTTGTGAGGAGGATCACATTCACGTTCTCCTAGTACATAATATGAATACATCTTTCTAAGCTCAAATTCTCTATCAGTCTCTTCAAGATATGGGTTGTCTCTAAAATCCATTCTGTTTCTCCTTCTTTGGATAACCTGAGACAGCTTCAATTACCCAGTACCAAGCAATTACTACCCATTTATTTATCCACTCAATGCCCAGCCATAGAAGGCCGATGATGAAGATGAGCCAGAAGTACCAAAGAAAACCTTCGTAAAGACCTTGAAAGAAAGCGACGATTAGTTTTTCCATACTTAAAAGATGTCATAAAAGTAAAAAGATGAGAAATAAAAATATTTGTTTGTATATAAATATTTTTAGTTTAATATCTTTGTATGGCGTTATTAACAGAAGAACAACTAACAGAATATTTAGAAAGTTTCAAACAACCTATCTCAACTCTAGCTACGCTAGAGCAGATAGTTATCAACTTCAGTGTCTCCAAAGCATCAGATACTGATGGTTCAGTGGTTGAACCTATATTGGTTGAACCAGTAGTCAAGGTAAAGAAGCCAAGAAAGCCTCTATCTGATGAAGATAAAGTTAAGAGAAAAGCGTATTACGAACTACATAAAGAGAAGCTTAAAGCATATGGAAAAGCTTATCATATGGCCGACAGAGTAAAGAAAGGTATGTCGCCTGTAGGTAAGAGAGGAAGACCTTTGGTACCTCCTGAATTGAGGAAGAAGCCCAAATATAAATATGTAAAGAAGCCTAAGAAACCTAAGAAGGTAACAATGGCTTTAAGAATTCTTCCAGAAATGAAGAAAGAATTGAGTGAAGTAACCAACAAGAAAGAAAGAGCTGCGCTCTTTCAATCTTTCATCAATCAAATTGTTGAATTTAGAAAAGATCAGATTGAGTGCAATGATCAGGTTGATGACGGGATTGATGAAGTATTTGACAAGTTATTTACTGAGTAACTATCAATGCTTGTTACTGCGTTAAAATAGCTAATATCTTCTCTATATCACTCATCAGTTGTTCCTTCCTCTCAAACTCCATTACATCTTCACTTAAATTTACCAGCGGCTGAATATCATCAGTTGCTGGTAAGTTTGTTAGCGCAACATTTACAAGTCTGGTTACATAGTTGTTTTTATCTAACTTAATGACTGGAGACAGATATCTATATTCCTTTTTCTTTAGATACTCAGCTCCTCTATCAGTCCACTTAATATTCGTCATGTAAATACCATCTTCTTTCATATCTAAATCGAACCAGGCGGCTGCTATACCATCTTCAGGTGACTTAGGATTAAGAGAGGCATGATTGAAGTCTATAAATAGATCTGTGCCCTTTTTCATATAAGTAGTAAGTACTCCTTTGGCCCTTGGAATATCTAGATGATAAGTTCCTTCTGTAGTATTTGTTGGGCCGAATTTTAGTACTAAGAATTCTGTAGGAATATCAACTTCAGGAAGTTGAATATGATTCTGTAATGTAACTGTCTTTGACATATCTCAAGTCTACTGGAGTACCAGCAGACTTGGAACTAATCTTGCGCCTTTTGGCGCAAGATTAAACTCAACTGAGTACAGTTACATTTGGGATGTTTAAATGCGCCTAGCGGCGCACTAAAACATCCAAGTAGAAACACAGAAAGAATACCGAAAGGTGTGATTAAGAGGAGAATTAATTGGTGAATGTTAAATGAGATAAGTCTCTATTCATAAAGAGTTGCTCTAATAACTCTCTATTCTTATTTACTTGGTATCTGAAAGCCATTGAATGAGAGACACTTTCAATTTTATACTCTTTGGCGGCAGAAATAATGAACTCTTTGGTTACTTCAGTTGATACTTCTGACGAAGTTGACCAAGAAAGACTAGTGAAGATATCTAGTTCTAAAGCCATCTCATCAAACGCTTTATTTAGTTCATTGATCCAATATTCTTTATTGGCGTCGAATTTAATAGAAAGTCCATCAAACTGATACAAGGTAATATGAAAATCATTTGTTCTATCAGTAACTTTGAACAGAGAGTGAATCAATTTTAGTTCGTATGACTGACATACTCTTGATAGTAGAGACAGAATATTTTCTTTTGTGACGGCAAATTTAGTTCCAAAACAATCTTCGATTTCACCAATATTCATATGATAGTTAATTACTTCCTTTCGGGCCGAAAGAATATCCTTGATGAGAGAGATATTAAGGAATTTCTTACCCATTCCCATACCCAGTTGGCTGTCTAATCTTTCTTCCAAATTCTTCTTAGACATACCGTAAACAAGTCCGTAAGTAGCTTCCTTAATGTACTTCTTGGAATCTTCTCCCTCTACTTGTAGGGCGTTTTGGATATAGGACCAGAAAGATTTACCAAGTGATAGAAACTCCTTGAGAGAATCAATGTTCCATAGCTTCGCTACAATGGCTAGATGAAGATTCTTAGCATCACATTCGACCCAATCTTTTGTTAGGGCCTTTCTAACTTCCTTCTTTAGATTGGTGATATTAGCGCCATTTCCGAAGAGTCTGTCGGTGTTACCATTTCTAGAAGGTCTATAGAATACTTTTGGTTGATCGGCGATTGCATTGAGAATATTCAACTGTTGTTCTCTTACTTGAGCAGGAAGAGTATTTACTACTTTCATAGTACGATTGATGGCTTCTTCAGACAGTAAATCTTCAAAATGACCTACTGGTAATTCATTCATATATTGAGCAATTTGTTGGCCGAATTTGTTATCAAGAATGTCAATAATTTCAGAAGCTTCCTCTTCTAATTCCTTTAGATTACTTGTTTGTTTTCTTGCTGTATGTAGTTCGCCAGTGACGATATTTACTTTTTCATAGCGGCTTTTTTTAGATAGCTTCTTGTTCTTTTCAATGGTTAGTAATTCTTTAATTTCTTCGGGCCAAGAAAAAGTAACTTGGCGACAGAAGCCATCAGCAATCTTGATCTTTCTATTTGGATTACTGTTCATAACAAGGCGACCTTCTTTAATTACTTCATACTCATTTAATTCTTCTGCCGTCGCAAATTGACCAGGAGAATAACTATAACCAGCATCATTCAAGTATAAAGTAGCAGTACCTTCAGGTAGAAGTTGTAGTAAGTGGTTTAATACTGGGCCAGCGACGAAGTGATTGTCTTTTAGCTTTTCTACTTTGTTAGCAATTCTTGCGACCATTTCTTGGTTGAACATCGTCGCTCCAGTTACTTTATCAATAAAAGTAGAGAAGAGAGCTGTTTGAAGGAATCTTTCATGAGTTCCTTTTTCGCAGCAATTGTAAGAGAAACATGATGGGAAAATGGTGAGGAGCTTCTCTCTGAACTCTTTGGTGACTAGCCTTTTGAATGTTAGTTGTTGCATGATCTTGAATTAAATATAAGTACTCAATTAAATCATGTCAACACTAAATCTCACTTTTTTTAAAAATAATTTATTTATTTTTATTTTTCTCATTTTAATGATTTTTTAACTTGTTGAAGTAGTAGGTAAGTATAGGTATAGGTAATATAGATACTTACTAAAACATACCTATGCCTACATATAAAACATGATTGGAGATTGAAAATCTCCCGAGTGTATAACACAACTTTTTGAGGTTCTCCTCAGTAAATATTTTTCATTTGAGTATATATATAGAGATCTAGAAAGAGGTAGAACCTATAGATCTCTTATCTAACTCTTGAAGTCTTTTATGGCCGCCAAAAAAATAATTAAATGTAAAGAGTTGAACAAGTTATCTTTTCTTCTAACTTTTTGCGGCCAAAGAAAAAAGAAAGAATTTGATAAAAAATACTTGCTAAGGAAGAGAAAAGACTTATACTTACTATGTTGTTCATGATCACCCCGGCTAGGTACTCTTAATGGTGAGAGATACTTAGACCGGGGTTTTATATTATATAGCGAAGATATTCGCTGCGCTCACACCTTCGCTATCAATAACATCCCACTGAGTACAGCGGGATGTTATTGGAGGAAGACTTTATATACTTTTTGCCGCTAGAGAAAAGGTGATCACTTTATAAAAGACCTTCCCTCTGATATCTATTCAGTAGACTTTCTGTATTCACTTTTCTTTCGCCGCTAAAAATAGAAGGCTGAGCTAATTTATATTTTAGATAATAAATAGCTCCACTAAGAGTATCTACAGCATCATCATGAGTATTTTTATCAGGGAAGCTGACAAGTTGATGAATCACTTCATTTATATTCTTCTGCTGTAGATATTGAATACGGCCTTCTTTAGCCAAAGGTGCCACAGATGAAGCTCTATCGATCTTAGAAGCCCTCTTATCATCTACCAATACTCTCCTACCTGTTTTCTGTATAGCCGCCTTGTAGATATCAAGGATTTCTTTTCCTGATGATCCTGGCTCTTTCTCTATGATTACAGTAACTTGTTCTCCATCTTTTTCTGCCGCCAGAGAAATAATCTTTAGAACATCAGCAGGTTCAGGCTTCTCAAGTATTGTATCTTCAATAACAAAGTAAGACTCAATACCAATTTTATAATGAGAAACTTTCATCCCACATAAATAGTCACCTTTTTCTCCAGAACATGCTTTGTCCCAATATCTTACAGATACTTTGGGTGTAGGTACTTTGTCGACGACGGAGAAATAAGTCTCTTTAAAGAAAGCGCCAGAAGAATGTTTCAATCCCCAAATACCATCAACTAACTGTGCTCTCAATATTGGATCATTTAGTGAAGTAGACATTTTCTCTCTATTTTCTGGAGAGATATCATCAATAAAGGTTTCTATAGCAGCGACGGAGAAAGTACCTTTCTCTTTACTTACCTCTAGTTTATCATTTTGCCGGCTGAAGAATAATATCTCTCCGTTATTTACTAACTCTCTATCTAAAGGAACAACACAATTAGATATCCAATATTTATATCTATCGAGCACCCACTGTTCATGCGCATCTCCAGGGTTAGTAGAAGATCGAACTCTCAAAGGTATATTGGTACTTGTTCTCAGACGACTACAAATAAAATCATAAATAGCCTCTGAGAATTGTGTCAATTCTTCAAAACCTACAAAGTGTAACTCTGTATATCCTTTGTACTTTTCTTTATCAGAATCTTGTTCACATCCACCAAACTTAATCTTCGCCCCAGAGGGAAAAGTAAACTCTTTCTCCACCTTATTATACTGAACAGAAGGATAGAAATTTCTATACCAAAACATTGCTGAATCAATAAGTCCACTTCTAGTCAGAAGTACACTTTCTCTTCTAAGAAAGATTCCTCTATATTCAGAACGATCTACAAGAAGAGTTCCATCTTTCTGAGGGCCTAGAGAGGATATAATGAGTGCCGATGTTTTTCCCGTAGAACTGGGACCATATAGACATATATCATAGATGTTCTCCATATCCTTCCTCAGCATCATTCTTTGAGCTTTAGATTTAGGTCTATAGTCTGTCATTTTGCCGCCTAAGAAATATCCTCATTGTCGTCAGTATTCATAATAATTCTAGCAGTACCTTTTTCTTGACCAGAAGAAACAGTAGTCTTCTTACTTCGTAATACCTCAATTTTAATCTCAGTCTCTATATACTTGTGCATTGCGTCAGCAATACGAATCTTCTTAGATACCACTTCATTATCCTCTATAGACTTTTTCAATTCACCCTCTAGCATACTTAGTATCAACTCAGTTCTTCTATGTGGCGACGATAAATTAATATCAAAAGATTCTATAACTGATCTAACAGCTCCTGTTCTTTTCCACTCTTCGATCATTCTATATATAGTTTTATCAGAACAACCTTGTAATCCTCTCTCAATAATCAGATCTTGAATCCTCTTGATAGCGACGGTATCTTGTTCATCATTATCAAATGATTGTTGATACAATTCTATAGCTTCCTCTTGAAGATCTATTGGTAAATGAAATTTTCTCATATAAAAAGTATACTATACATTGAGAATTTAGGGAAAGTGTTGGACAATACTATAAGTTCATATAAGTTCTCCTCAGTAAATTATGTTTAAGTGTACACTAATAACAGGTTAAATGTACTTTCTCCTCAGTACAGTCTAAATATAGTATTGATAAAATAATTGAAAAAATAATAAAAAACTTCTCATAAAAACTTTCATTTGTTATTCTTTAAACATGGACACATTAAAATCATCAAATAGCGCTAACTTATGTTTTTATATTCCATTGAAAAATGGGGATGTAAAAGGCATGGAAACTTCTAACTTTACCGTGGAATATGGAGAGGGTAACGTGTCTTCAAGTAAGTTGTTAAAAGGTAAGTCGTTAAAGGGCTCTTTTAAACTACCTGTAAAATCTTATATTTCGCTAGAGCTTCTATTAGTAGAGTACAAAAATAAGTTAAATATGGACGTTTATGCTAGCCATATGATGGCAGATCACTCTTGTGGATGGGTTTTAGTTCATATGTATGGCGGAACTCTTACTATCGAACCAACTTTTATTGAGTCGTCAGATTCTTCATCATTTGTGACAGCACGTTTTAATTACACTGCCTAACTTCTTACATTCTCTAATATAAAAAGCCGGCAGGAGTTATTTCTTGCCGGCTTTTTTATTTGAAGTCTAATTTAACCTACGGTTCTTTTTGGTTGAGGTTGTATTCTAGGTTTCGTATTCTTTGGATCTTGAGAAGGAGGTACTGCATTATTGTTTCCATACTTTTCAGTATTCTGTTTTTGTAGTTCAGGGCCATTATTTACAGTTTGTTTTGGCGGCTTTATATTTCTTGTTGCTGTTTTCTTAACAGGTACTACTTCTACCCAGCGGCTTTTGTATATAGTTTTTCCTCCTTCGTACATTGGTCCTTCAATACCTTCTAGATATACGCTCTTTACTCCTCTGGAAGTACAGGATGGATTAATAACATTGAAGCCATTATCAGGAGCCTTTGATCCAGTTTTTTGTTCAAAGAAGTTCAGGATTTCTTGGAATTTATTAATGTCGTCATCATTAAACAAATGGGTGTCTATAGACACTTTTGCTAGATTGACGCCTGTTTCTACTACTTTATTTCCGACTGATATTCTTGGCTTCACCTTTGTTATTTTTTTATCCCTAGTAATGGATACAGTATTAGAACCCGGAAATGCGTATCCCCCGACACTTATTTTGTTATATGGAGATATTGTGGCGGCACTAGTAATCTTACCAGTGGAAGGATCAATACTAAAAGTAGGCTCAAATGGAGCATTTTTTATTAGACCGTTGTAAGAAGATAAATTTGAAGATGGATTTACTGTGCCCAACCTGCTGTCTGTATCAAGATTGGGATCGAAGACTATCGTACTCATATCTCAAGTCTACTGGAGTACCAGTAGACTTGGAACTTTTCTTACGCCTGGCGGCGTAAGAAAAGATCTCAGAGAAAGCACAAGTGCAGAATTACTTCAGTTGCTTCATGACTTGGAATGTTTGGTGCGCCGTAGGCGCAGTAAACATTCCAACTCTGGCTGTACTCAGCTAGAGTTGAGATATTAACTCTTACCTCCTGACATTCTTAAATTTTTAGCCGCTCTTTTGTCAGCTTCTGTAGCTGCTTTTACTTTCTCAGCAACTGTATTCGCTACATGCTCAGCATCCTCTTTCTTAACATTACTAATATCAAAGTTTAATGTGAAGTTTGTCTCTCCATAACTATTATTCAAAACCTTGTCAAAACGATCCTCAACCTCTTTCTTCTTCTCAGCTACCCATTCCTCTTGTCTCTTCTTATTCTCTTCTCTAACAGCTTCTGCATCAATATTTTCAGTACCTACAGTGTTGCCTAACATAGCAGCTTTTATTCCGGCCCCAATTAGTTCTCCAATATAGATTAGGATATCTTTTAGGGTATTTACTACCTTCATGAACACTGCTTTCAATGAAGATCCAATGGATACTTTTCCAGTAATCAGGTCAGTAAACCATCCAAAAGCATCTTTCATATTAGCTCCAACAGTGTCAATGAGAGGAGGAAGTGTTGTAGTAAAAAACTTTTGTATGGCTCCCGACTCATTAATATCTTTTAGAGGAGCGAAGATATTGTTGAAAGCATTACCAATAGCATCTCTTACCTCTTGGGTATTTAGGCTTGTAGTTATATTGTTTAGAAATTTGGCTAGCTCACCTGTCCCTGCATAATCCTCCCAATGAATTGATATCAAGAGTGACTCCAAAGCTGATTGGAAGTTACTTACAGCTCCAATAAGGGAATTCTGAGCGGCCTTAATAGTATTTCCGCCTATCAGATCTATTTTTAGTCCACCTTTTAGTGACTCAACTAAAGCTCTTGTTAATGCTCCAGCAGTCAACTTACCATTCTTTTTGGCGGTGGAAATAAGATCGCTGACTTTGGTAATATTATCTAAGTCCTTGCCTTTCATACCAAGTTCCTTGGCAATCTCTCTTTTATATCCAATATATGATCCTTTCATAGCTTTTACTAAATCAGATCCTTCTTCAACCATCGCTCCAGCTCCTGCTTTCTGCATAGCTGATATATATTGCTCCCCAAGCTGTGGGAACTGGTGCATAACATCTCCCCCCAATATAATGATCTTCTTTACATCTTCCCACTCTTTGAAAGAGGTACTGAGAGCATTACCCATACCTACCACCTGTTTTGTATCCATAGAGCTGCTGTTGGCCAAATCAATCAGCTCTTGTAACTTACCTTTTCCGTCACCAAATGCTTTACCTAAAGAGTAAACAGATCGTTCTCTGAATTGCATGGCATCTAGAGTCATTCCACCAAAATCTTTTAGAACATCCATACCCTTGCCGGCAATATCAACAACTGAAGAAAGGCCCATAGAAAGTCCTTTTACAGCAAGTTTGCCTACTTCAAACTTTTTATAAGTATGCGCTAAAGAATTAACAGCCTCAGTAGTTTTCTTTATTTGATCTGTTTGTTTCTTGAATATATCATTAATAGATTTCAGTTGCTCTTGCATACTCTTCAGAGGCTTGTCAACTGCTTCTACTATTACTTTGTATTTGAAGATTTTATCTGACATATCTCAACTCTAGCCGAAGACGGCTAGAGTTGGAACTACTGATGCAACAAGCTAAGCTTGTTGCATACTAACTCCCACCAACTTGACACAAGTGTCAAGTCTAGGGAGTTATTCTTGCATCTAACAGATGCAGGATTAATTAGACTGCGATCATTTTTAGTAGAAGAATCGGGTCTTCTTGAATAACCAACACTTCATTCTTTTGACAAGTTGTTTCAATTCCTGCCGGCTTTGTTAAAGAAATACTTACTACATCTCTAGGATCAAATTGCTGATAGATAAAAGATTTGATTGTCTCTGTCTTTACAGATCCACCAATTCTTAATGACTGAGAATAAGCAGTGATTTTATTCTTTAGAGCAGTGAGATTTTCTTGTGTGGCCGATTTACGTAGAATTTGTAGAACGCCTGCATATTGAAGAGTAATTGCATTTACTGAACCTACGTAGAGATCTGACATAATGGGCATCTTAGGCAATATGTAATTGTACACAGAAAGCACTGTAGCAGCATCTACACCTCCATTAAGGCCAGCTAGCCATATTGTCACTGCTCCAGCCTTTGGTACGCCTGCAAGCTGATTTGCATATATAGCTACTTTGGCTACCTTTGGTGATGCTTCTCTAGCCCAAGATTCAAAAGCATCTCTTGTGCCCATACCAGTAATGCCCCATTTGACTCTACAACGATTTCTTAGAGGTTCATCTAGCTCTTCATCTCTTCCCTCTTGAGTAATCCAACTTGAATATCCATTGGCGCTCGTTTGTGCTAGAGGATCTGTACTAAAACCAAAATAAGTATTCGCAGTTCCTGTGGACTGAATAATAAGAAGTTGCGATGGGCCTTTCTTAAAAGTCTCTATAGCAAGTCTTCCACCACTGTTAAATGCTAAGAGTCCTTTAGAAGCAAATAGAGCTTGATTCGCTGAAATAAGAGTCTGAAGATCTGGATAGTTAGTAGCAGGGAAAGTTATAGTTGAGTTTGTGGTCACTGTGTAGTCTGTATAAGTAATATTTAATGTGAGTCCAGCGACATTAAATGGAGGATTTAAATAGGCCGAATATACAGTGGCAGGGAAATCTGTTGTATATCCACCACTTGCTTTCGTATCAGATACGTTAGAGAAACCAAGAAGTAAGTTAGCCGACCCCATTAGAGGAAGGAACTCTACAGTTATATTTGGTATTGAGCCTTTCTGTTTTGTACTAATTCTTAGCCAGCCGCCGTCGTTTATAGCAGTTAAACCCTCTGGAGCTACGAAAAAAGGATTGCTATTTAAATACGTAACAACATCGTTCATCGTTGGATAGTTGGCTGAAAAGTTAATGGTTAAAGAGTTGTTGACAACAACAGTTCCAGAGGGTCCAGTGTATGTATATAGCAAGTGTAAAGAAAACCCGTTAACATTAAACGGTCCTGTAGGAGGCACAGGGAAACCATAAGTACCTAGTACTGAAGCTGGAGTAGGTAATCCTTGGTTAACGACACTGATATCTGCCGGCCCTCTGTATATCTTGGTGATAACTCCGGGAGCTACGTTATATGCAGCGCCTACTTGTTCGGCAATGAGAGGAATCTCAGCTTGGGGAGATGCTGGAGTCAAGTTGACAGGAACTGCGTTATCGGTAATATAATTGTGACCATTTCCATCTGTAACAATAATCGCCCCAGCAGAAATAGTTCTTGAACCACTACCGATTAGAGTAAATACAGAAGTACCTTTGGTAAATTCTGAAGCAATTCTGTCTACGTTGTAGTGAGACTTTGCTAGTAAAGTGAGCCAACCTTCGGTTGAAGTATCCAAGTGCATACCTTCAGCAATCTTGGATACAATGGTCCACAGTTCCTCTAAGCTCTTAGATTCTACTTCTAACAGGACTCTAGATTCAGATCCTGTATCCCAATCAGTTCCAGAAAAGCCATAAGTTGTTAAAAGAGCTTTTAGCTCCTCTCTTAGTTGATTGTAACCTTTTGACTTAATCAAGTCTTGTAAAGTAACCAGTATCATATCTCAACTCTAGCTGAGTACAGCCAGAGTTGGAATGTTTAAAGCGCTTTTAGCACATCAAACATTCCAAGATCGGAACATACACTTTGGAAAGGCCGCTAGAAAAATACCTCAACTTGTTTACAGCAAGCAAGTATCATGCCAAGTCATATTAAAGTACTTAATTAGGTATTTTGGAGATTGAAAATCTCCCGAGTGTATAACAGGTGAAAATTACTTTCTCCTCAGTAAAAATATTTTACTTGAGTATATATATAGAGGTTCTTTCTAGTAGGAATCCTATATAGACTAACTATATGCCTACTTTAACTCTACTTTCAAATAATCTTGGCGGCTTAGGTGAATCTCTAGCAACTATCCAAGATTTGGATAATCTTCTTTTACCCAGAGATTGTTTGGCCGCCGAAATAATCTCTAGAATCATTGTAAAACCTTCAGGATTACTATTACTTGGTAAGACTCTTACTTACATTGTCACAGTTGATGGCGAAGCCAACGTACCTCAAACATTTACTTTTCCAGCGAATTACACAACCTTGGATCAAGCAGTTGCTGCAATTCAGATGAATGATGTCGTTGCCTCAAACGCCGCTGGTAAATTGAAGCTATCTACAATCAAACGTGGATATAGCCAGGGGCTTCGATTAATGAAGACAGGTACTGCGAACCCTCTACTAAACTTTGATGACCTTCTAGATACGGATCGTAGAGGAACTGGATCTATTACAGGGGAGTTTTCTGATGATGAAAAAGCATATGCACTTGTATCAGCAACTTCAGTTGCCTACTCTTACTTACAACGTAGATATAATTTCCCTCTGAAGAACTGGGGAATGGATGTTATAGATAATGTCTGTGCAATCGCTGCGTATAAATTGGTCTTTAGACAAGGATACTCACCAGAATCCGGATCTTACGATGCCAATTGGAAACTTCGTCATGATCAGGCAATTCAGTGGTTCTCTGAAGTAGGTAATAGAAAAATTCATCCTGTTATCGAAGCCGGGGCTAAAAATGTACCTTCTGCTAATGATGGTTCTATTAGTACAGATCCTAGAGGATGGAGAATTGCCATGGGTCTTTGTGACTCAGAATCATATTAAATAGTGAATATATTCGCTGCGCTCATATATTCACTATCAATAACATCCCGCTGGAGTACCAGCAGAATGTTATTGGGGCAAATTTTTTATATAACTTTCTCTTAGGTTTAATCTTGCAGCCTTATTTATTGGATGTTTTAGTGCGCCGCAGGCGCATTTAAACATCCCAAATCTGGCTGTACTCAGCTAGATTTGAGGTATGAGTACATTAACTACGGATTATGGAAAAGATGTTCGCATCGGGAAAATTGTAGGCACAGCATCGGGCCTAAGAAATCTAATGGATGCTTGCGTCAGAAGATTATCAACTTCAACTGGCTCTCTATTTTGGAATCCCGAATATGGATATGATGTCAGAGCTGTTTTAAATAGTGAGATAAGTGTGGAGATTCTGAAGGATTTAGAGAGCCGGGTTGTATATCAACTTGAGTTAGATGAAAGAGTAGATAAAGCAACTTGTGACGCAACTTTTGTATTTCCTACTCAAAAATTAACATTAAGAATTTCTATTACTCCAGCTCAAGATAAAACATTCACTCTAGTAATAGAGGTGAGTAAACTTACAGTGGAGTTGTTAGACTCATCATTGAATACAGCATAATTATTGTACCCTTTGGGGATCAACTCCCCCTTTATCCTGCCAATAGTAAGCAGTCGCACTTACAGGTTTGTTGGCTATGGTTTCATTTCTTTTTACTGGGCTGACTGCTTGAGCTTCACACTTACCAGTTTTTCTATTGCAGTAAGTATTTCCTTCACATGGTGGGCAATCTTTGGCTTCATCAGCAACAATAGTTGACTGATTATTTTGGCGCTGAAGAATATTTCTACCTGATTTGATGACGATAATTTCATCTGGCTGGCAAGAAACAGCCAACATAAAAAAGAGAGTAAAGATTTTATTCATGGTCTATTGTATCCTTATTTTTTAATAGAGCCCTTAAGGTTTCTACTTGTTTCTTTTGTTGGTCCAAAATAATTTCTAGGTACATATTTTTTACTTTAGGAATTAACATAAACCAAATAAATAAGAGGACCAAAATAGAAATGACGAAGGCAGAGATATTTAATCTAAGAATTGTTATATCTCCTCCATCATCTACGACTTTTTGTATGAATGTATTTGAGAACATTATATTCATAACTCAAATCTACTGGAGTACCAGTAGATTTGGTACTTTTCTTGCGCCTTCGGCGCAAGAAAATAATAAAAAGAGTATTTTATGTAAAATTCGGCCTAAGAATAACCTACTCTTCTGATACAGGTAATTCCCAGTTCTCTAAAATTCTATAGATACCGTATGAATTGGGTGTCCATCCCCACAACGTACCGTCATTATACTTTGGCCCGCCCCATAAAGGAGCGCCAGCATCAAATATGAATACGATTCCTCTACACATTGACCACGCAGGCTTCAGCTTCTTTATTAATTTCGTCAGATAAACAAGTAAATCTTGATTTCCACTTAAACCTCCCCATTTCAAAGGAATACCAGAAGGCCCAACTCCCCACTTACCCGCACTAGGAGTTCCCCATTTGACAGGTAAGTAGCCATGGGGAAGATCAACAACTACCCAGAAATTAGACCAAAAGTTACCCATACTCTCTATAACAGGATTCAAATCATTGACAGGTATTGTCTTGGAGAACACTCCTGGAAGCGTTTCTAGATATTGAGGAATTATATATACCTTGGTGAATCCAGATGCTTCCTTGATCTCTGTAATTAATCTTAAAGGGGTGGCCGATGTATTCCAAAAATCCCACACTTTACCTAACTTCTGCCGCCATTGTTCTGTATTAAACAAAGGAGAACGATCAATATTGAAGTTTCTACCTAGTGAATTTAAAGCAAAGTCATCAAAAGCTGTGTCTACAAATCCGTTATACATAGCATTTAGAGTAGATATATTTACTTGGTCCTTCATTTCTCCAAATGCTTCTTCTTGTTTATTTTTAAACTCATCTTCTCTTACGTATGTAGGACAGAGAGTTGGTTGATATTGTTTAAATTCCATATCTCAACTCTAGCCGAAGACGGCTAGAGATGGAATGTTTACTGCGCCTAACGGCGCACCAAACATTCCAAGTCACAAAACAAGATTAAATATCAAGTTATAGAGCCAAAATATTTATTTATTCTCTTCTATATTTTCTTGCGAGCTATTAGCTCGCAAGAAAAGTTCCAACTCTAACTGTCTTCAGTTAGAGTTGAGATATGATTTTAACAGCTCTTACATCCTTACCAGTATCTGCCCCAACTTCTCTAGGTGGAGCAACTCCTTCACTTCTTTGCGGTTCTTCAATGCTTTTGGCCACTATGAAAGTCATTACTTCAACCGCTAGTTGTTCACTCATTTATTGGAATGTTGACTTCGGAATTTGGGTAAAGTATCCGCTAGTTGCCGTCGCATTAGATCCACTTGTTGATGCAGGTATCCAATCCCAAAGATACGTAATGCCAAAGACACCAGACGGTATTTATATTGCCTATCTAGTAACCACAGGCACTGGAGTAGTTACAGTTTCTAGTATTCTAGCGAATACTTAATTCAAGTTTTGAGGACAAAAACAATGTCAAATACACCTTTCTTTTCATTAATCGAAAAAGATCCAACCTCGGGCGGTGGAGGTGGTCCTCCAATAATCACAGATATTACAGTGAGTGGCACTCATACCTTCGATGTAACCGCCAAGAGACACACTCTCATGTTAGTCGGAGGAGGTGCTGGAGGAGGCTCGGGTAGACGTGGAGTTGCTGCTATGAACTTTGGTGGCAATGGTGGCGAAGGTGGTGCATATACAGAAATTGATGTACTAGCCTCAGAAGTATCTGGAGTATTCGATGTAGTTGTAGGTGCAGGAGGTACAGGAGGTGCTGCTGTAAGTACAAATGATACTGACGGTAACAGTGGTACTGATGGTGGAACTACATATATTTGGAAGTCAGGATCTGGCACATTCCTTGCTATTGCTGGAAGTGGGAGAAAAGGAGACGGAGGAACAACAGCCTTCCCATATCAGGTTTATGGCGATGCTGTTGGTACATTTAATGGAGGCGGTGGCGGTCTTGGAGGAACAAATGGTAATCCTCCATTTAATGCTGATCGTGTTGGTAGGGCAGCCGGAGGTGGTGGGGGAGCAGGAGGACATGATGGGGTTACTGATCAAGCTGGGTCAACTGGAGCTACGCCAGTTTCCAGACCAGGCGTACAAGCTGCTGGTGGGGCTATCGGGGCGAATGGCTCCAATGGAGCTGCTCCAATGTTTCCATTAGGCCCAGGTGGTGGTGGAGGTGGCGGAGGTTCTTCTGTGACTACTGCCGGTGGTGATGGTGGTAATGGTTCTAATGGAGGAGGAGGTGGTGGAGGTGGAGCTAGTTTAAATGGCTTTGCTTCTGGTAAAGGTGGAGATGGTGGAGCGGGTTGGGTAAGGATTATTTCTTACTATAGCTAGTCTTGAGATTTTAATTTGAGTTTAATCTTGCGCGCAAAGCGCGCAAAATTAGTTCCAAAAGTAGCTGAAGACAGCTACTTTTGAGATATGCGAAACTTCACCATTAGTTTACTTCTCTCTCTCCTCACTGCCTGTGATCCAGCTTCTAGTCCTTGGTTAGCTGGGGAACCTGTCAAATTAATCATTGATACAAATTTGCCCAAAGAAATTAAACCTGATCTTGTAAAGACAGCAGTTGAAGGTCGTCTTGCTCAATTTGGAATGAAAACAAGTACCAATGGTCGTCGAAGTATCACTGTTACTTACGACCCTTTATGTAAATGCCCAAATTGTATGTTATCTGGATCTGTTTCTAAAGACATGGTTCTGGCATATGTAAATATGTATGACTTTGACAAGATTAAAATATGTCCAAATCTACTTACATGGTATCCAGATGAAGGAGATAATATTGTCTACTCTACTGTGGCTCATGAAATGTGTCATGTATTAGGACTCAATGGGCACAATGAAGCAGGTAAAGGTAATCTATGTTCTCCTGGATATACAGACCACGGGCATACAAAGGAGTTTTCTAAACAAGATATAAAAGATATTTGTTCTTTTGGCGGCATTAAAAGCGTATTCTGTAATTAGATAAATGAACACAAAACATCCAACACATATAGAAATTAAGGTAGAGCTGGTACTTTTTGAAGTTGATCCTGATGGTATCAAAGGGCCTCCTCCTGTAAAAGAAGTGAATCTATGTTGGTACAAACTTGAAGATTTTAATGTTAAGGTTGATGTGCCATATGTTATTAATTGCCCTATTAAAGGTTTAATGACACTTCCTACAAGGGAATATCTTTATTTGAAAGAGTTTGTTGATGTGAGGGATGGAGTTTATTTTTATATTTCTTCGGGGCCAAAAGTTAGTGAAAGATTTTTTGGTCGTAAAGTTTTTAAATTTGGCGAAGAATTATTTCATAAAGCTGATGAAGGTAGTTTTGTTACAGCTCACTTTACTATTTGCTATCCTCCGCCACCCTCCAATATAAAAATACTGAGGGAAAGAACTCCTGCCGACTTTTTTATTTGAAGAATGTGTTAATTACTTACTATATCTAGTTCGTTTTTCTGTTGGCGGCTTGAATATATCCTTCTCTTTTTCCATAAAGGTTTTCCACATATCATCCATCTTATCTCTATCCAACTCTTTCCCTAGTTTCTTTTCGATATACTCGATTGAAGTATCACTTTCTTGGTCAGATGGTTTCTCCTCTTTCTTCATTAGCATCATTGTGATTCCAGTTACTAACCAGTTAATTTTGCATATGGTATTGGTAAGTAACAGCATACCTTTGTAGCTATCTTCTGATTCTTCTTCCTCTCCTTTGAATACTGATACCAGTCTCTCCAGGCAGATCATAGCTAGTTCTTGATCTGCACATAGAAGTAAAACCTCGTCATCCATTTCTTTCAGACGTTCTTTAATACTCATGTAAGTTCCTAGATGACTTTGTTTAGAATCTCAGCTTGATAAGCCTTAAATAAATTAACCTCTGCCCATGCATCTTCCTCGCGAATAACGTCAAACTGTTCTTTTTCTGGCCAAATACAATGCTCCATAACAACATTGATCATCTTGAACTGGATGTCTTCTAGCTTATTGTCGTCTTTCGTTTGTCCAAGTTGCATAGTTAATTTACGAATTACCTTCATGTTTTCTTTGTTCATTGTCTTGAAAACATAGTCATCGTCTCTGTAAGAAAACACATAAGGTTTTGTCGGAAGGGTATCTTCAATGTCTTTTAATTCTTGTTCGGTGATTTTTGCCATGTTGTAGCTCTGGTAGAAATGTTACAAAAAATATTTATCTAAAGGAATATATAAATTGTTCTCTTTTTAACAGCATCCAGATACATTTTTAGTATGGCAAAAAAAGAATTAGATGTTCAACCAGTAATTAAAACGATCGAAGAGTGGCGAGCAGCTAAGTTTCCTACTAAGTATTTTCAAGGTAGGCACGAAGCTATTACAGGACTACCGTCTATTGACTACTCTCAAGATAAGAGTTGGCTATTCGAGTCGGCCAAAGCACTTAAAGGCTGGCTGAATGGTGAATATGTAAGCGAAGAACAGTTTGATAAAGGTATCAAAGAAACAGAGACTCACTCGGCTAAGTAAACATAAAGGAAAAATAAAATGGCATTACCAGGAATTCAATCAACCACAATTCTCGACGGTTCACTTGGGATCATTGATCAAAACTCTATTGGTCTACAAGTTAAAATGGGCAATTGCTCCAGTGGAAACGTCAATCAACTTTACTCTTTCAGCAATATTCAAGATGCAAAGACTGTGCTCGGGTATGGTAAATTGCTTGATGCTATCAGTGCTACTCTTGATGTAGGCGGGGGACCAGTGTATGCAATGAAGATTGCTGCTTCTACTGCTGGCTCCATTGGTACAATCGTTACCTCTTTAGTTACTTCTCCCACGGCAAGTGATGGTGTCCTTGCAGTATCAGGAAGTCCATATAATGATTATCAGATCGTGGTAACTATTGTTCGGGCGGGAAAGATTGGTGTTTCTCCATATCCAGCTTTCCAATATTCAATTGATAACGGACTTACTTTCACAGACAGTATCGTTATTCCAGCAGGAGGTGTTTATACAGTCACTGAAACAGGTCTTACATTTACCTTTAGCAATGGTGCCAATGGTTTCTTTATTGGTGATAAGTGGACCTTCTCTTGTACAGCAGCTACTTTCAATAACACTGATGTTGCCAATGGTTATATTGCTCTGCTTGCTGATTCACGAACTTGGGAAGCCGTTCATCTTGTAGGTGTTTCTGATACAACCATTGCAAGTACTGTTGCAAGTTACATGACGGTAGCTTCTACAAACGAACGATATGTTCACTCATTCATTGAAGCCCGTGATATGGATATGCAAGCTGTTCTAGAATCAGCTACCAATACTTTTCCTATGACTTTCGTCGGTGGAGAAACTCTAAAGATTCAGATCAGTAATGATTTTGGTCAAACTTATCCTGTAACCAAAACCTTTACTTTCGTAG